CTATAAAATGCTTGCAGGTAGTTCCTTACCAAAGTAGCTAATAAAAGATTCTCTATTTTTATGCCAAGAATCCCTTCCCGCTAACTCTCCTAGAGATTCATGTCTTATTTGGATTGGCAGTGTGTAATTTTTTAAACCTTTTCTATGTGCTTGAAAGGTATAGAATATATCATAAAAATCCCATTTCCCCACAAAGGTTGTAGGTTTTTTCATTTGAATAGTGCGAAGAGTTTTTACTTTTGCTGCAAGAAAAACACCGTCCATAACTACTACTTGACCATTATTTCCAAAAAGAGTTGGCTGCATTTCAAATATATCGTTTCCATGATAAACAACTCCGCTATGGGAGCCTGCCGTCCACTCCTCTTTATCCCACCAAATAGCGGTTTGTGCAAATCTTCTGGTTCCTGCTACTCCCACAAAACCAGTATCTTCTTTTGAGAGTTTTTCTTGGAGAACTTGAGTAAATACTGTAGGGTCAGATAAAATTTCTATATCATCATGGCATAGAATAACAATATCTTCCCTATCAGCTTCTAGACTATCTATACCTTTAGCATACGCCTCAAAGATGGAAGATTCTCCTACTAGAATTTTTGATGTAATATCACATCTTTCAAAGTACTCTAATAGTTTAGAGGTAGTTTCAGAGAGCTTTTCATCTCGTGAGCAAGTTAAGGAATAAATTTTCATGGAAGTTAATGTTTTAGAGGAATTTAAGCGGTGTAAATCGGACCCTAGCCACTTTATGTGCAATTATGTGAAGGTTACACACCCTGTTCGGGGATTGGTTCCCTTTAAATTATACCCCTTTCAAGAAAGAATTGTGGAAGAACTTGAGAATAATAGATTTAATATACTCAGGAAGTTTAGACAGGCAGGCTGTACAACCATAGCCTCTGCATATGCTTTATGGATGGCCGTTTTTAAGAGGGATCAGGCTATTGTAATTCTTTCTAAGGGTGATACTGAAGCTACTGAGGTACTGGATAGAATTAAAGTAATGTATGAGGAACTACCTGGGTTTTTACAGCCAGGAATCAGTGAGGACAACAAACATACTTTAAAACTTAAGAATAGATCAGTTATTAAATCCAGGCCATCAGGTAAGCAATCAGGAAGGTCCTTGGCAGGCTCCTTCCTTATTATTGATGAAGCCGCATTCGTAGAATCTATTGATACAATTTGGGCAGCGGTATACCCAATTATCTCTACAGGAGGTCGTGCCTTCATTCTTTCTACTGTCAATGGCTTAGGGAATTGGTTTTATGAAACTTATACTAAAGCTATTGCAAATGCTAATTCCTTTAATGCTATTGATATTAAATGGAAGGAACATCCTGAATATTTTAGAAATAGTGATTACGATCATCTATATGAAGAGATGGAGAGAAGAAACCCTCCACTCCATATTGAAGATTGGGAAAAAATCACCAAATCAAATATGCCCAGGAAACAATGGCTTCAAGAATATGAATGTGAGTTTTTAGGTACTGGCGATACCTTTATTGACGGGCTAATTTTGGGGGAATTGTCAGAAAAGGTAAGTGAGGAATACTATACAAAATATAATAATAGAATGCGTGTATGGAAAGATCCAGAGCCTTTTTATGAGTACATTATTGGAGTAGATACGGCTTTAGGGCGAGATAGGGATTATTCAGCAGCCCAGATTGTTAATTTATATAACGGAGAAGTTGTCGCAGAGTTCTATAGCAATAAGACCCCTATTGACGAATTTTCAACTATACTTCACAAAGAGGGTCTTTATTATAACGTAGCGAATATGGTTGTTGAAAGAAATACAGTGGGAAATCATGTATTGGATTTGCTCTATAATAAGTTTGAGTATGAAAATGTGTGGCATGATGCTAATGGTCTTCCTGGTTTTCAAGTTACTTTAAAAAACCGAGAGACTCTTTTATCTGAATTTGAGGAGAATATTCGAACGAATGTTCTAAAAATTAATTCTCAACGCACTTTAAATGAGCTAAATACATTTGTAATAACTAACTCAGGTAAGATAAGTGCTGATAAAGGGAACCATGATGACCTGATTATGAGTTTAACTCTAGCAAATCATGTAATGAAGGACACTAGAGATAACACTTTAGTAGAATTTAAAAATGAAAGTGCGTTTAAAGAAGAAAATAAGTACGCAGTTAAAAATAAGATGCCCATTATATCCTTTGGAGGCCCACAAGTAGAAGATTTATCATGGCTGATGAAAAAACAGAAGTAGAAAAGCAGATAGTAGAAGATGGAGGTCAATCCACATGGAATGACTATAAAGCAAAAGGGCCTTATTTCTACCCTAGAGGGGCCTTAGGGAAATGGTTTGCGAGATTCTTTGCACAACCTGCTCAAAGTGCTTTAGTAGCGGATCTTCATGATAAACCTCTTCCTGGAGATACAAAAGTTCAATCTTCGGATGTTAAGCCTGATCCTGTAACGGGAATGAGCTTAACTATTAATCGTGCTTCTCCTGTTTACTCTGAAATTGAGAGAACTAGAAGAGAGCGGTATAAACAGTATGAAAGAATGGATGAGTATCCCGAAGTCGGAGCAGCTTTTGATATATATGCCGATGATTGTACCCAAAGAGATACTCAGAATAGAAGATGGACGGTAAAATCGGATAGTGCTGATGTAGTGAAAGAAGTTGAAAGGCTTTTTGATCACATTCAATTAGATAGGGTTTATTTTGATATATGTAGAAATGTAGTAAAGTTTGGGGATTGTTTCATTGAGTTAATCGCAGATATAAATAACCCTGCTGGTGGTGTTCAAAAAATTAAAGTCTTAAATCCCAACTTTGTTCTTCGCGTAGAGGATGACTATGGGTATTTAAAGACTTTCCTTCAGCAGATTCCAGATAAAGATACCCTAAACACTGGAACAGAGTCGTGGGATAATCCAGGATCTAAAGCTACAACTTATATTGAATTAGATAAAAACCAAATTATCCACTTCAGATTATTTACTTCTGATCCTAAATTCTACCCCTACGGTAAATCAGTGGCTGCTTACGGGGTTCAAGTCTTTAAATCTCTGCGTCTTATGGAGGATGCTATGCTAATTTACAGATTAGCAAGAGCCCCAGAGAGAAGAATATTTTACATTGATGTAGGCAACTTACCTTCTAGCAAAGCTGAACTTTTCATGGAAAGAGTTAAAGAAAAGTTTAAAAAAGAAAAGTATATGAGGGGGAGTGGAGTAGATGCGAGATACAATCCTCTTGCCGCAGATGAAGATTACTTTGTGCCTATTAAGGGAAAGCAGGGAACTAGGATTGAAACTCTTCCTGGTGCTCAAAATTTAGGTGAAGTTACAGATGTATCCTACTTCAGAGACAAACTATTAGCAGCCCTAAAAATCCCTAAGGATTATGTTGTAGATGATAAAGCCAAGGCTCCCGAAAGAAAGGCTAATTTATCAGAATTAGATGTTAAGTTTGCTAGGGCATGTGCAAGAATTCAACACGATATTGAGGTAGGCTTAGAGGTTGTTGTTAAGCGACATCTAGCCCTTAAAAACTTTCCCCTATCCCTTATTAATAAAGTAAGGATAGAGTTACCCGATCCTTCAGATAGATTTACAAAAAGAAGACTAGAAATTGATTCTGCTAGATTAGCAATTATTCAAACTGTTACACAAACACAGTTATTTCCTAAAGATTATATCTATAAAGAATACTATGATATGAGTGAAGGGGAGATTGAAATCGTAAAACAACAATTAAAGCAGGAAGCACAGGCTGCGGCAGAGCAGCAACAAGAGCTAAACCAAGTATCTCCTGGAGCGGGAGACCTTCCTCCTGGAAATACGCCTGGGGGGATGGAGGCGACCCCCACACAAGGGCAAAGAGCCGAAAATTTTGAACCCGTTGTAATTTTGAAGGATAAAATTCTTCTAGAAGATGGGTATAGGTCTGAGGAACAGAAAATTTGGCAAAGAATTTTGAAAAAAATAACAAAATCTTAAAAAAATGCCTAATTTATTGCAGTATATAACTTTATAACACTTAGGAGTTCAGTTTACATGTTTGATCATATTTTTGAGAATAGAGATAAGAAGGTTACAAATATAATAAAACTTTCTGATTATTTAGGTAGATCCTTGCGAGAGAATGTTGAAGTTTTCTCTATTGATGATACAGATGAGAGGGTAACTTTCGTAACCGAAAGTGGTAAGATAGTCGCTGGGTCGTATGACTTTGAAGATAATATTTGTTTGAATGATATTCAAATTGAAGACGGTGAATTATTTGAAAATACCGAAAATTTTGATGAGTTTGTAGATTATAAAATATCTAACTTTATTCATAATATTTTTGAAGAGGACTTTGCTGAGGCTGATACGAGTTTCAACAAAGTTCTTCAACTATGGGAAAGCAGAGTTAAGTTCACTTCTGTAAAGAAGAAACTTTATGAAAAATCCCAGAAGTTTAATGGAACTAATAGGATTGTCGAGTCTGAGGAATTTCAAAGACTTGTAGAGGTCGCCCCTCAGTTGGTAGTTTTTTTAAAGGAGAATAAAAATCTCATCAATATCCCTGAAATAAATAATATGGTGAAGCTCTCCTCCTCGGTTTCGCAAGCATTTGATTTACCACGATTAACGGTTGAAAGTCTTAAAGGTAAAACTTATACAATCTCTGAGGAGAACAATCATACGTTGTACGAAATGATTTGCAAACAGGAACTTATTAGAAAAGAGTTAGTGGAGTCTAAAAATAATTTTGATCTCGTATGGTTAAACAATCTAAAGATCTCGCAGCTTGCTGGTCTTATTTATGAGCAAGATGAACGTGTTATTGCAAAATCCTTAGTAGATGCCATTTGTGAAGTACCTTACCTCGCATTAGCCACTAAACGACAGATCACAGAAACCCTAACAAATAATTTAGAATTAAACGACACTGTTAAGGTTAATCGAAAAGACATTAAAAACTTTAGCAGTCTTCTTTTTGAGTATAAGAAACCACTTAAACGTCTTTTTGTTTCTATGCTCAACGAGAAGTACGGTATTAGCGTTCAAAACTTAAAAGATATTCCTACCTTTAAAAGCTTGCTTAACACGCAAGTTTTAATTTTTGAGTCTTTAGCAAAGCTGAGTCCTAAAGGATCAGTTCTCAAAGAAACGCTTTCAGAAGCAGCTAAAATGCTTAAAGGTAAAAATGGAGTAGAATCAATTGATGTAAATAGCTTTGTTGAACTTCTTTTTGAAAAAGCCGAATACTTGGACATTCTTAAAGATGATGCATTAGTTGATACGATAGATATAAAAGAAACCTTCTCTGAACTTGATTCCATTGACGAATTAGTTAACTTAATACTAGATCGAGTTCAGGAGACTCGAACCTCTGAGAAAGACTTACCAGAGCCTTCTCCCAAGGAGTTGAAGAAGAAGGAGAAATTGGATAAAAACAAGGCTGCTGCCAAAGAGGAAGAGGAAGAGCGGGAAGTTCTGCGTAAACAAAATGAGTATATGCAAAACAAAACGAATAAAGCTGCTATTAAAAAGCAAAATAGTGAAACTGATTTAGGCGATGAGCCACAGATCGAAGAAGACGCTGAAAAAGGTTACCCTGGGATTGAGGGGGGCACCGCAGAGGCTGAGAAAGAAGAGAAGAAAAGAACAAAGAAAAAGACACGAAATGATGAAGAAGAATATGAGGAGGGTGAGGCAACTGCCGTAGAAGAACCTCCTGAGGAAGAAGGTGAAGAGAAAGTACCTACCTCATCTGAAATAATGAGTTCCTTTAAGAACTTTGAAGATATTCTAAACTCCATTGATTTTGATGAAATTGTGGGTGGTGAAGGTGAAGAAGAGGCTGATGAAGAAGAAGCCGAAAAAGAGGCTGAAGT